ATAGTGGATAAAAATCTTTTTTCTCCACCAATATTGCTGCCTAATAAGTCAAAGATTGGCGGTTGCTTTTGATTGCTTCTGTGTGTTCTTCCAAAATCTTGTATTTGATTATCTGCGCTCCAATCCAATTCTAAGGTAATGTGAACTCTTCTTTGCTGATTCTTTGCTCGTAAATCAGAGTGTAAACTTATTCCGGTGCTACCTGCTGCGCTAATAATGGCTATTCGTTTTTTTCCGCTTTGAAATTGTTCCATTTCATGCAAATTCTTTTTATTGTTTGAAATTCCTTTGGCTTTGCGATATTTATATTCTACTTTTCCGGTAAAATCATATTTACCATTGATATTTTTCGCAATTTCTTTTACCATGCGTTTACTTCTTCCTGTAATTTCAGCTACTCTTAATGTAGAATCATTTTTTTGTAAGGAGTATAATTCAAAATAATCAATAATCTGGTCCAAAGGATTTTCAGGTAAATCTATTTTAGACAAACTGTCTAATAATTCTTGTCTTTTTGCAAGTGCTTCTTTATCTATTACGTCAGGAATAATTTCTTCAATTAGCTTGTCGTTAGGTCCGGGTACTTGTCTTACTGCATTAATAGGAAAGGAATGTAAAATAAATTGTGCGATAATTTCTCTTGGTGATAAATCTATTTCAGATAAATCCTCTTTGTTTTGAATTGCCTTGCTTACGGAATGTGTAACAGCGGTTTCGTTTGTTTTACGCAAAGATAGTACAACAGAATGACCTTTGTTTAATTCGGATTCTATTTTTTTTATTGCTGTAGGTACTTTTAGAGCTGTTATGAAAGATTTATAAAACCTTTGATGAGCGCCCCAATATGCTGTAATTGCTTTTGAAAATGTTCCTTTTTTCTCGCTACCAATTACTTCAGTTATAACATTACTCATATTTTCTAAAATTACTCTCCATGCGTTAGCGGTTACGTTGTACATTTCTATTTGTTTGGGAGTAAGTTCGTGAATGGTTTCTCTGTATTCAACTCCTTCATAACTAATTCTTCTGGAACAATACATTCCCAAAGACTTCATGTCTCTGGAAATCATTTCTAATCCACCAAGTCCGCTGTTGCCAATGTTATTTAGAAAATCAAGGTAATCGTTAAAGGGACTACCTTCGCCCCACAATCCTAATCTGGTTGCATAACCTATGTCTTGAATATTTGTTGCTCCGGTTGCGCTGGAATATACAATTCTTGCTTTAGGTAATTTATCATCAAGCATTTGACAAGATAATCCCGTTTGGGTTGGCTCACCTCTTGCCCCTGCAAAAAGATTTTTTTGTTTGTGAGCTTCATCCATGATGATAACACCATCATTTCCTAACCATTCCACTATTTGCTTAACTCTTGATTCTTTATAATTTTTTATTCCTCGAATAAATGTGTTATAAGTGGAAAAAATAACACCTTCGGGTAAATCTATAGCAATATTTTTATCGTAATTGCCTAAAAATGTAATTGGAATATGTTTTGCTCCAATGCTTTCTAAATCATCTTTTGACGCTGCTTCTAAATCTCTTGAAACAGATAACCATAAAGCTTTTTTTCTTCCTTGATTATAGTTGTCCAAAATAATCCCTGCAAGTGTTCTTCCTTTTCCAATTCCTGTGCCGTCCCCCGTAAAAAATCCTGCTCTCTTGCCATTTGGCAATAACATTGAATGACGTTGCCCTGCGTATGTTATTGCTTCTAATTGAATATCGCTGATTGAACCGCTTTCTATTGTTGATTTGGGTAATAACGGTTTGTAAGTAATATCGGGAGGTTTTACCGCTGATAACGATGAGCTTTCTACTATTTTTCCCGGATGCTTTTTCCCCTGTGATAATTTTACAGGAAAATAATCTACATATCCACCGGATTCATTTTCATTTATTTTTTTTTGTATTTCTAATTTTTCAACATTAGAAACATTTCCACCAATATTCCTGCTATCTCTATTTTCTCCTCGTTGGTTAATGTCGTTGTTTGGTTTTTTAGTTTCTTCACGATTTCCGGGTATAGTCGGTTTATTTCCTTTAGTATCGTTGTCGGATTCTCGTTGTATGTCCACTGATGTACGTCCTCCAGGTCGTATGGGTATCCTATCACTGGTATTGCTTCCGGTGCTATTTCCTCTGTCTCTTGTATTTCCAGAAGTAGGTCTCTCATTTTTGCGATTATCTTGCTGTGTTCTTTTTGGGATTCTTGCTTCGATGTCATTTAAAGCCTCCTCAATACTTTTGTATTCTCCTATTAATACGGGAGAATAATTTTCAATTTTTCCGTCTCTACTTTTTAAAATATCTCCTGTCTTAGATAATTTATCTATAATTACAAGTTGCACACCAAAATTCGTTCCGTATTTTCTATATTCGCTTCCATCAATTCCAATATTGGCTCGTAAATAATAATCTCCATTCTTAAAATGCCGATTCCAAAATTCCATTGCTTTAGGTTTTCCCCATGCGCTTCCTTCTCCAAGTATAGCAACCAATCTTCCACCTTTTTCTAATCTTGCTAATGCTTGTAATAAATGTCTGTACCCTACTTGATTTCTGTTTTGGGAAATTCCTAATTGACTGCTAAAAGGTGGATTCATAATTATGGCTGTGGGTTTAATTGCATCCGGCAATAAATTATTCAATTGCATTGCATCTACATTGCTTGTTTTAAATCCAAGCTCTTGTAAATTCTTTTCTCTGTTAGTATCTATTTCATTAGCATAAATCATTTTTACAAATGGTTTCAGCATTGCAATTAATCCGCCATTTCCTGCGCTTGGTTCTAATATTATGTCGTTCTTGTTTACTTGCAATGCTTTTGCCGCTAAATATGCTATTTGGGGAGGAGTGCTAAATTGTTGAAGTTCAGACTTTTCCTGCGTTCGATTGGTTTGTGTCGGCAATTTACTCATTAAATTATCAATAATCGCTAATGCATCTTTCACGGGAATAGATAAAATAGAATATTCTTCCTTTGATAAAATAGAATTTACTGCGGTTTCTATTGCATTATAAGCATCTTGAGAAGTATATTTGCCTTCTGCTTTTGTTCCACCAAGATATTCACTTACAGCTTTATCTAATTTTGGGTTATCTGTTATTTCGCCATTCAATATTTTCTTTTCTAAATAAGTTGCTAATGTTTGCGGTTTTTTCTCATCGAACAATTCATCTTGCTCTGTAATATCTTTATCAAATTCACCAAGTAAATCTAATTGTGCATTTTTATCATGGAGTTTATCATAATTATCTTTAATTTCTTTCAATAATTCTTTACTTAAAGGTTTTCCCTTTGAGTATTTTGCAATGTATTCAGCTTCAGTAAGCTCTCTGTCTTTTTTTAAATTCCCCTCTGATAGAGGGGTGTCCGCTTGCGGACGGGGTGTTTGTTTCGGAGTATCTAATATTTCTCCTTGCTCTAATCCTCTCCATTCTCTATCATATTTTTTTTCAGCTTCAGTTCGGGTATCAAGTAAATTTAATGTCTCGCCTTTTTTCACGAACTTGTTTTTATCGTCTGGCTCCGGTGTATTCTGGTCTTTTTCTTCCATTTTGTTATCATCAACAAATTGGTCATTTGATTTTTTCAATTTGTTTTTTATAGCAGCGACTATATTTTCCTTATCTGTCCAATCCAATATATCTAATTCTTCTCTCGATAATAAATTTTTAGCATATTCCCGTGCTTTCATCAAATTATTCTCCCAATCATCACGGGGAATATACTCTTCTTGCTCAGGATTAATATTTGCTTCTTTCTTTTTCTCCTTCACTTCTTCTTTAGTCGCTTTTTCTACTTTCAAAACAGGAAGAGTTTCAAAATCATCTACTTGTAGCGAAATATCATTTTGAATGCGAACATCGCCATCATTATTTTTTTCAATCACAATTCCGGTATGAGTTTCGCCAAATTCCTTATCAACCCATGTAACCTTATCATTCAAATCAAATTCAGAACCAATCATTTCTTTCGTTTGTTTTAAAAGGTCTTGTTTCTTTTTTTCGTTTTCCTCGTCAATCCGTTGCTGTTCTGCCATTCCTTTCATGTATTCAATATCTTCTTCATCCCAAGTTCTGTCTTTTAAATTGTAAACACGATTAATATCATCAAGCAAACCATCTTTATAAGCTTCAATATCTCCTTGAACAGCTTGGTCTAAATCTGGGAAAAACCTATCTAATTCATGAATAATTTTATCTAATCCAACACCTTCTTTGTTATACAGGGGAATAATCCCGGCAATGTAATTTTGTAAATCAATATCATTCGTTTGCATTCCGGTAGAAAGAAAATGAGATAAAAATGGAGTTCGCAACTCATCAATATTCTTTTTCTTTAAAGAAATTCGATTGGTATTATTAGTTCGTTTTATTCCTCGTCTGTTTTTGCTTCTTCGATATGCTTCTTCATTTGTTTCATAATTTCCTTTTGCTTTTTTGTTGGCAAACGTTCCATTTGTGAAAATCCAGCGGTTTTCAGTTTCTTTTTCTACTTGGAATACTCCGTTTGACGTTTTTACATATTTTGGCTTTGATTTGTTGTTTTTCTCGGCAGATAATTTCTTTTTAGTCTTATTACTTTCTTTTTCTTTTTTCGTTGATTCTGGCTGAGATATGGAAGTCGGTTTTAATTTGTTTGCATATTCTTCTAAAGACATATCAAATCTTCTTGGAATTTGTGCATCATTTCGTTGTAAATCGTCAAGTCGTTCTAAAATATCTTCAATAATTGGAAGCCTTTTATCTTTTGGATTATTTTTGTATCTTAAATCAAATTCATTACGCAAATGGTATATAATTTCTTGTAATTCTTTTGTCTCATTTACGGTTGCTTTAGATGGTTGTATTGTTTCGCCTTTATTTGCATTTCTGACAATTTCAGCGGTTTCGTTTATTATCTTTATGAATTTTGAAATAGTGTTAAAATCAGAAGGGAATTTTTCTATAGATTGATAAAATTGAGATACCTCTGGTATATCCTCATTTTCCTGTAATATCTGTAAGCTTTTTTGAAAAACCGAATATTCTTTTATTTGTTCATTATTTCCTTTTTGTTCAAGCATGGCTTCATATTGTTCAATTTTTTGGTCAAAATCACCTATACCTAAAACTTTTTCGCCAAAATCAATTATTTTAGCTTTTGTTTTTTTACTTTTTTCCTTCCCTTTCACCATATCATAAACTAATTTTGTTGTTTCATCGTCATTTTCTATGGTAATCGGTGGAGTATCATTTTCCATTTTCTCAATTTCCTGCAAAAAATCTTCTTTGGAATATTCTTTATCATCAATTTTGTAAAGCGGTTGTTTTTCATTCCCCTCTTGTAGAGGGGTGTCAAGTTTACTTGACGGGGTGTTTTCTTTTGTTTCCGCTTGCTGACGTGGTGTTTCTTCTTCAGGAATGTTCTTAATCTGATTATCTTTTTCGATAACCGGATTATTCAATCTTTGTTTAGAATTGAATCGGTTAACAGCCGTTCCGCTTGCTCCAAGAATACCACCTGTCATACTTCCAACTAATGTAGCGTCAAAAACTCCGTCAAATACACCAGGTAAATTCCCGGATTCATCTCTATTATTGGAAAATATATCAATCAAGTTTTCAGATATTTGTGCAACAGCTTCTTCAAGTCCTTCTTCGGTAAATGCTTTTCCTGTAGTTTTCAGATAATCTTTAATTGCTGCTCTAAAACCTTGTTTGAAAATTCCTGTCCTATCTTTCATTAAATCTTTCAATATAGGAACAGTACCTAAATAAGTTTCTGTTAAATATTCAGTCATTCCCGTAGAAACTGCATTTGCAAATTTATTATAATCACGTACATCTTTATTGATAGTCATATATTTTGAACCTGCTGCCTGTCCGCTAATGGTTAATGTCCCGATGGTTGGGTTTCCGGTAGCAATTGCAGTTCCCCATATAATTGCTTGCTGAGGTAAATTTTCAAGTACTTGATAGCCTAATAATTTGGCAAAATTAGAATAGTCTTTTTCTTTTAAAAATCCTTTTAAATCATTTTGAAAATATGGAACAGCACTATTTTTTTTTGCTGATTCTAATACTTGATTTGCTGGCAACGCTGTATCTATAGCTTTTTTTATTACGGGGAAAGTAGCATAAAGCTTTTCTGGATTCGCTTCTAATTCTTCAATATTAAAAGTTTTTGCTAATATATTTTGCGGAATTGCGCCAATTGTATAGATTCCATCAATTGCCATTTGTCCTAATCCATAAGTTCCACCAACAATATTATAAGCTGAGCTTTTCAAAGATTTTAGAATGTTTGGCTTTTCTTCTTTCAGTTTAATTTTTGTATCAGGATATGGAACATTTGTTCCCTGCACAAAATCTTTTTTTGGCAATTCTATGTTTTCATTATTTGTAGGGGAAACTTGTAAGTTTCCTTCTTTCATTAATTCTTCATCTTTTTTTTTTTTAAATATTCCTGTAACCTTATCCCACCAGCTTTCTTTATTCCCCTCTTGTAGTGGCATCTGGTCAGTTGCCAATTTTTCCGGTGTTGTTAATTCTTGATAAGCTTGCTCATGGGTTTTCAAATACTTTTCTACTTTTGTCAATCTTTGTTTTTGTTCTTGATTTAAGCGAAGATAATTTCCAGGTTCGCTCCATGTGCTATTTAATTCAACTGCTTTTTCATAGCGTTCTTTATCAAATTCATCTATGGTAGGTTTATTATTCTCTAAATATTCTTTTACTTTTGCTAATCGTTTTTTTTCATCTTCATTAAGAATGGCTAATTTTTCAGGAGCATTCCATTCTTCATATAATTGTTTAGCCTTTAAATATTTTTCGTTCATTTAAAACCCCAATTCATCTAAAGATTCATTAAAAGCTTCCGTAGTATTCAAAGTAGTATCTTTAAATTTATGATAATTTTTGTAAGTTTTGATAAGCATATTATAAAGATTTTCCTGTAAATTTGTGTTTTCAGCCGTTAAGAAAGAAGAATAGCCTGTTGTTTCCGGTTTATAAGAATAAGAATATTCTGCTGCAATTTTAGTAAATGAAGCAATATCTGTTTTATCTATATTCGCTAAAGCTTCATTCATTTTATTAGCAGTTTCTTCAGGAACCATTGGTGTTCGGTAAGTATCTAAAAATGTTTTTGTTGCTTGTAAGGAATCAATGGCACTTTCTCTGTCCTTTATTTCTTCAGTCTGTTGTTCAATTAATTTTTGCTGTTGCTTCATTTCTGCTGCTCTCTGTCGTTCCCCTGCAAGCACATCAACTTTTGTGGGATTTCCATATTGAGAAACAACCTGCTCTAACGGAATACCTTTATTCGTTGCTTCTTGATAAATATGAGTAGGGATTTCAAAATCTGTTGGATTGCCATTAAAATTTAAGCTCACTTTTGTTGTGCTGTCATCCATCTTCGGCTGTAAGCTTTCAACATAATCCAATATCTTCATTCCATGCTGTTCATCTATTTCTTCATTTACTATCATTCCTTTTATTTCTTCAACTGCGTTGCTTATATCTTGCGGAGGATTTGCTCTGTATTCAAGCATTTTCTGTGCTGCTGCTTTTGTTTGGTTATCTCCGGCAATCTTCAATTCGGTTTCTAATAATTTGATATTTTGAGGTAAAGACAAATCCGCATCCATCTTTTGATTACTTCCCAATAATTGAGAAAATGAATCATAAAAAGATTTATCCTGCATTTTAGCTTGAGATATTCCAAAAGCCTGTGCTGCAACTTCTGGTGTTTTTCCCATTGCTTTAAAACCTTCCATTGTTAAAGTCTTGTCTTCCATTTTCGCCAAATCATAAGCATTGTTCCACCCTGCCATATTTTGCAATCCTGCTGCTGCAAAGCTTCCGGCTGATTGTATTCCTGCGCCAATCCAATTTTTATTCCAATTATCTTTTTCTACTTTATAGCGTTCTTTAGCTTCGGAAATAGCTTTTTCTTTCATCATTTCAGCTTCGGAAATTTTATCTGTATAATATTTGTTTTCCTGTGAGCGAATTTCTCCGGCACGTTGCGTAAGGTCTGCTCCTGCCCGATTAGCTTCTTGGAAATTGCTGATATTTTTTTCTGCATCAATTCCGCTCCCTCCGGTTCCGTAACGGTAATTATCAAATTCATTTTCCAATCTTGCCCGTTCGCTGTTTTGAGCAATCTGTTTTCCTCCACCCTGCATAATGGTATTGAATGTTGCATTGCTGGAACGCTGCCCTTTCATTTGATTGATATATTTATTCATCCAATCCAAATTGGGAGTATGCTTTTTCGGTTTATTTAATAATTGCGTTCCGGCTGAAACGGCTGTTTGAATTAGAGGATATGCCCACCACATAATATTATCTCCTACTGCTTGTATGTTACGCCCAGTTTTTCGCAGATATTCTGGACGTTATAATAAATTTCATCAATCTTTTTTAGTTTATCATCCTGAATATCAAAACGGAGTTCATACTTTTCAATTTTTTGTTTCTGCGCTTCCAATCGCTCACAAAGTAAATCATATTTACTTTGCATAGAAGAGTACGCAAAAACAATTGTTGCTACAAAACTTACTACCATCAAAATAGTTCTGATGTTATCATTTGTTAATTTCATTCCGTTTCCGTTTGCCATGTTATTCCTCGTTTATAAGATTATTATCTTCGATATAATCATTTATTTCCATTTCATATTTCTTCATCGATTGGATATTCCACCGATTCGACTTGTTCACATCCCGTAAATTGCTCTTCCAATCCTATTACTATTCGCATTGCGTATTTGCCATCCAATGTTTGCTGTGGATTTTCTGGAGCATAAGTCATCGTCCCTTTGTCATTCGGATAACCTCGATATTCATTTATTCCCTGATTTTTTGCGTTGTATTGTTCTAAAGTTTCAAATATTGCATACATCATTAATTCCATTGCCTTATTTTCGCTGATTTGAGATAACCAAAAGCTTCCGTAATACCATCGCCGAGAACAAAACCCATAGTATCATTCTTTGTTGTTCCTGCATATTCCTTTACATTTACATCATTTAAATAAACATACATCTTAGAATCGGAATAAGATGACAACAAAGTAATTTTCGTAAAAGTTGCAGTCAATTCATCTAATATCCCAGAATCATCTCGGTTTTCCATGTAGCCAAGCCTATCCAATATATTTGTATTTTCAAAAATAATATACATTCTAACATCTGTTCCACTTTGTGAGGGAACTGCACCAAAAGCTTGGTTATGTGCCAAGTCAGGTTTATACATTATCTCAAATGTAATGTTGTGAGTTATTGCCGTTCCTGCAATCGCTGGAATTAACAATATCTGTGAAAATAGATAATATGTACCATCTTCCTGCAATACAGGCTGGTTTAGTTCTGTCGAAATTATAATATCTCCGCTTGCGCCTTTTACATCGTATATTTTCGTAACATAATCTACTCCGAGCCTTCTATCAATTTTAATTCCACATTGTTCAGGATAGAATCTCAATAGAGTTGAATATTCATTTGCATCTTTAGCAGCTTTGATTTCAGCATTTACGATGTCAATGTCTTGTATGTATCCACCGTCTGCTTTTACTCGTGCATTGTATGCTTTTGTTTCAGAAAGTAACAAATCTTCCCTTCTTTTTCTTTTTCTTTTTCTCGTTCCCAATCCAAGTTTCATTATTCACCTAATAATCTGAATTTATAATGCAATACCTGTGCATTTGCGCCTTTAAAATAAATTGCATCCATCCCAACAATTCCCTCATCTTCGATTCTGCTATCAGGATAGCCGTTTGCACTTGCGCTTTCTCCAATCCAGAAATCAGCATCATCTTCATCATCTTTTGCAACGGAAATTTCTACTGCATTTTCCGGTCTGGTAACGCTGTTTCCCGTGAATGCTGTTCCAGTTAATGTTATGGTTCCCGTAACAAAGCTAACTCCTACAGGAATAGCATCACCGTCCGGGTTGGTTTTATAAAATCTCATTGTTCCTCCTATTCTATCTCTATTTGTTTTATGTTTGTTCCACCGTAAACGGTGATTTGAAATTCTTTGCCTTTTAATCCTCTCGGCAATCCATACCACACATTGCTATTAGGTACTGATGATATTGCAGTAGTGTTATAACCTCCGCTAAAGTTTTCATTGTAAACAACAATTACAATAGACGTAATCGTTCCGGAATACTCTATCTTAATTCTGCGAAGGCTTTTATAATCTAATGCTATTTTCCCTGTTTGAATATATGGACTTGCTTCAGTTGTATTGGAACTTCCAGGATAAACAGTAATTGTATTATTATAGAGAACTAATGTCTTTTGAGTTGTTTTACTCAATTCCACTGCTGTTCGTTCTGCATTAAATCCGGTAAACAAAAACCACAATCTTGTACTAATATCATACACAAAAGCTTTATTATAAGTCGCATTACCGGAATAATACACATAAATTAATTGCTGACGATATTGATTATAAAAAAGAATGTCCAGAGTATCATCTGTTTGAATTGGCAAATCTACTATTTTATCGCCACGTTCATCTCTGCTGATAACTTCTCTTCCGTCTCGGTTTTCTTTAACCAATCCAATCGGAGCAAGATAATATAATGTTTCTGCTATTTTACAAATAGTATTTTCGCCAAGCAAACTAAATGCTGATTGTTCGCTGATTAAATTATCTGAAATTTGTCCAGCCCATCCGTCCGGTGTACCGGAAAGAATAAATCTTTGGCGTGTTCCATTTTTATTGAAAATTAAAAAGCTGTTATAATCCTGTCCGTTTTTTGTATAATTTGGCGCCGGAATAATTCGCTTAATGTTCCCATTTGTAAAAATATAATTCAAATCAGGAAACGTCCGTCCACCTATGCTGCTCCACATTAACATTCCAGGTTTAGTTTCTTCTTCTACTAACTTTGCCGAATTGATTGTAATATTTTCTTGCGCTAAATCATCTAAATTTATACCAATAAAATCATCAGGATAACATGGTAATCCATTCATAATGTTTAATGCCACTTTAACATCATGAGCATTATTGGCACTTAAATAAATTCCTTGCTCGACTTCAATGCTTTGAATGAATGCAAAATCAAAAGTATTTTCTACTGGTGTTTTCCCAACATAAAAATGGTCAAAATCTGTAATAATATCAGTATCAGTTTCATCAGAATAAAGAGTAGGATTTATTTTTACTTCATTACAAAATAATGATATTTTCCCTTCTTCCCTATCCCAACTACACAATATTTGATAAATATTTGTTGTAAAATTTGAAGGTGATACTTCACATCTTTCTACTAAAGCAGAGACAACACTGTCAAAATAAAATTTTTGAGCTACATCCATTCTTTTTAGTGTTAAATAATTTGTACTGTCTTTATAAAAAGTTAATATAGGGTCATCACTTGAAGTTGTTTGGCAAAAGAAAATGAGCTTCATGAATCCTTTTGATGGGAGTTCCCCCAATCCCAAATCCCCAAAATCAAAATATGAAGTATTTGCTGCGACAGGGTCTCCCCACTTTATACCATTATCTCCGGCTATTTTATACGCTCCATCAAAGAAATTTATTTGAAGATTGTATGCTTCTGTTGTGCATTGCACCAAATCACCAGCTCCTGTATAGTTTGCAGGATATTCTTCATTTGCCCTATTAATTATATCCGTGCCATCTAATTCATTAAACATGGTTATTAATGTATTTTCTGAGCGTACTCTGTTTGGTCTTATCGCTAATTGGTTTTCAAAATCACCAACACCGATGAATTCTCCGTGTTCAGCATTTTGCCATGCTGTCTCGTCAATCCCAACTAAATCATCAGCATAGCACAAATAAATAGAATGAACACTATTACTATTTATATAAGGAATTTGTACTGCAATTCTTAAATATAATCCCCCCAAAGAATAAAAAGTTACTTTTAATGGTGTCGTTAAGTCTTGGTCAAAAAATCTTAATTTATTAATATATGCAGAATCAATTACATCTCCATCCAAAACATCTGCCCATTCAAATTTTTGTTCTCCGTCCTTGTCTTGTAAATCATCATTTCCTATTAATATCAATATTACACTTTGAGCATAATTCCTGCTGTTGTTATTGGCAATATCAATTTTCCAGTAATATTTAAAATCAAAAGGAAATTTTATTGCCCTGTTTGCATTACTGATGAATGTTACTCCACCTGTTGCGCAAATATCATCGCCTTTGCAAGAAATATCGTTTTCATAAGAAATAGCAATCCCGTTAGCGTTGTTGCTATCAACAAATGTATTGGAATCATCCATGCTTGCAATTTGTAAGGCTCTGTTAAATAATAATTCTGTTCTTGCGGAAAGTCCTTCGGAATATAAAGTGTGCGCTCTGTAAATATAGAAATATTTTAATTGCTCTCGTAATTCTTCATGGCTGCTATCAAATCCTATAATGGTTTTCAATCCGCTTAATGTTGCTCGTTTCAAATACTGCTGGTTAGTCCAATCTGTTCCAAAATCAAGAAAATTATCTTCACTATCCACAAATACAGGTGATGGATTGCTTTCAACTCCTGCTTTTGTAACCTGAGTATAAGCATAAAATAATATCGCTCCCTTTGGAACTGCCATTCCAATATCAGCGTCATCAACTCCTGCATATTTATCATAAGTAATTGTCGGTGTATCTTTGGCAATAGGAATACCAATATCACCATAAATAACTTCACCATCAGAATTGACTTCAATAAATCTTGCGTTATTCCCGTTTCTTCCGTCAACTATTGCAAGACCATATTCTGTTTCTGCTATTCTTGGCTCGTTTACAAAATCGTCAAATATCTCCGCATCAGCAGCTAATACACTTTCCCATTTTGTCGTTGAAGTATCATGATAAAGAAGATATAATTTTCCGTTACTCATGTATAATAACAAGCAATATTCATAAGTGCTACTCATATTATCAAGAGTAAAAGAAGGAATCCATGTCCAGATAGCTAAAATAGTATTGCCGGAAGTAACTCCGCTTGCAATGGAATGTGTCATTGCTGCTGTACCTTTTCGCAATGTCATATTCCCGGAGCTTAATCTTTCAAAATTTTTTATGTCAGATAGCATACCAATTGGCAACAAATCCGCTCGCTTTTGATTATTTACTCCGAAAAATTCCTGTATCTTCATTTTCCCTCTAATTCCCCTCTCATAGAGGGGTGGCAACGTAGTTGACGGGGTGTTCTCATTTCCCTTCCACCGTTTGATAATTCCAACTTAAACGATTTTCCTGTTCTTGCGGACTCCAAGTCAATTCCCAACGATTGATTTGTTCTAAACCTTTTAAAAATATCGCCCAATTTTCTTTATGAAGCTGTTCATTGGCAAATTCTCCGCTTCCGGTTAAATGCGCCATCGTACCTGCAACAATCATTTCATCCCATACTTCCGGCATATCAATTTCTGTTTCTCCATCAATAGCATCAGCATTGGATAATTTTTCAAACATTTTAATTCCGGCTATTTTTAAAGGTTCTCCTTCATATCCGGTTAATGTTATGGTTGCAGTTGTTAAACTTACGCTTGCAGGAAATACAATCGTTCTGCCATTAATTGCATAAATTTCAGCTTCGCTTGGATTAGCAAGAACATAAGCATACGTTTTTTCTGTATAATCAGTAGAAGCAATCGTAACTTTAGTTATCTTTTGCCAATCATCGTGTAAGGTTAAGACATTACTTGCAAAAGTATATTCATCTTCTGCCGTTCCACTTCGTACTGCTATTTCTTCGGTTTCATCTTCATCAATAAAATACCATGCTTTGGGAAATGCAATTGTTCTGATTCCGGTTCTTGCAAATACATTTTCTTTATCCGTATCTTGCAGAAGAATATCATAAGGTCGGGAAATACATTCTTCATCATCTACAAATACTTTTTGAATTTGTTTCCAATATGCAGGACAGGTAAGAACATTGTTTGATAAAGAATATTCGCTTAATGTAGAAAGAAGAAAATCTTCTTCCAATGTAAAAATACCGTCTATTGTTAAATTTACCTTGCCAATTACTCTGTTTAATGCAGTTGCTATTTTTTTCAGCCTTGTGCAACTTGGCAATTCAATTAAGATAATATCATGCAATTCCTGTATAGTCATATCCTATTCCTCTAATTCCCATCTTGTAGAGGGGAGGCAACGTAGTTGACAGGGTGTTTTCATATCGTATGGATAATTCGTGAATTGTCCATTTACTTGAAGGGGTGTTATCATCGGTTATACTCCACAGATTTTTTCATAAACTCAACCGCCATGTCAATACATGCTATAATAAATTGGTCGCTATAAAGCGCATTCAACTCATCAGCATCTAATAATTTTCTGTCAACTGCTCCCGGTGTTGCAGAAGTAACTCCGCTGCTTGCAAAAATTCTTGTTTTCAATTTGATTATTAGTAAAATAGATTTTTCTGAAATTGTTGCAGCAGGAATAAAATAAATTTTATCTCCTATTTGATACCATCCAATTTCATTTCCTGAAGGTACAGACATTCCAGAATAAGACCAAGTTTTTACATCTTCTAAAGTGCATTTATTAAATAAAAATTCATTTGAAGAATCAAATATATCAAGCACTTTATCAATACAATTAGTTCCGGAAATAGCCGTACATAATAAAGCATTTGTTACATACGTTGCACCGGAAGGAACAGAATAAGTTATTCTTAAAAAATAATCTCTCAAATCATTTTGCGTCCATTCCGGCTTTTCGGATAATGCAGCCATTGCATCATAAAAAAAAGTTCGTGCCAATGCTTCACCGTTGGACACATTATTCATGTCTGCTCTTTCAAGAATCCTATCAATTGCCTGTTCGTATGTCATTATTCTATTCCTTTAATTCCCCTCTGTAAGAGGGGTGTCCGCTTGCGGACGGGGTGTTGTTACGTGGCAACTGGTCAGTTGCCTTGCTTAACAAGGTGTTACTCATCATCTTCCCCAACAATAAATTTCATTTTTTGTGATTCTTCATCATATTCATAAGGAATATCAAATCCGTCTTGTCTTAATTGTCGAATTGCTTTTTCAATATCTTCCGTTTTTCCCATAACTCCGGGATAACCTTCTAAATCTTTTTTACTATCCTCTGCTTTTTTCCGCAAAAGAGAATAAAGCTTAACTAAATCCGTTCGCTTCATAAAGTTCAAATCATCAACTCTTTTCCCGCTGTCATCAGTCTGAGCTAATACATCTGAGCCATATTTTTCTATTAAAAACCGTGCAAAATCTTTATCAATTAATCTCGGTACTTTTTCCTGAAATACAAACACATATCTTCTTACTGATTCCAATGGACGCAATTGATGAAATTCTATTTGTTCAATTGTGCATACTTTTTTATTTGCTCTGTCTGCTTCTAAATGAATTAAGTAAATTGCTGTTTCTCTATTTTTTATATTAATATCTTTGTATCTTTGGCTCATCATTCCTCCATTTTTTAAAGTACGGACAGGTTGCTAACCTGTCCTAATTATCATTTCCCTTTTTCCAATGCTGCTATTCGTTTATCCTGCTCAAAAAGACATTTAGCAGTACCGTAATCAGTAATTCCCCAATGTTTCATAAAAGCAAAAACTTCCGCTTCCGTTTTATTTTTTAATTCCCCTTTTGCAGAGGGGTGTCCGCTTACGGACGGGGTGTTTTTCTTCGGCATATTTCCTCCAAATTTAATGTACGGACAGGTCGTTAACCTGTCCGCATCAATAAATATCTAAATGCTATGCTTCAGCCCCCCATGTGCCGATATAGCGGTTAACATTCCATGTACCTACAACTTTACATTCAATTTCTACCATTTCACCAATAGCATCAGCAACAATATATTTACCTGCTGCGCTTTGTGCGCCTGTGCTTGGCAATGCAATTGTTTCAGAAGCATTCGGGTCAATGCGCAATTCCTGAGCAGCTTGCACATGGAAAATATATTTCATGCCCACTACAGCGGTTGGCAATGTAAATACAATTGTTCCATCATCTCCTGCATTGTTAAATGTGCATCCATCCTGCGAAGCTAATACCGTAAAATCAGCGGTTTTGGTAATGTCCTGCAACCATTTACCACTAATTCCAACAATTACCCATTCAGTAGCTTTAATACATTTCAGCTTGATTGTATTACCAATTACACCGGAATTTACTAAACTGGTATCAGCAGCTAATAATCTGCCGGAAAATGGATTTGCAATTTGCTCTCCACTTGCAGGAGTAATTGTCATTTGTTGTGCAGCAAGAACATCAAAAGAATATTCCATACCAACAACAGCAGACGGCAATGTAAAGACAATAGCGTTAGCATCACCGAAATTGTTAAACGTGCATCCATCTTGCGAAGCTAAAACTGTATAATCAGCAGTTTTGGGAATATCCTGCAACCATTTACCAACGCTATTTACAACTACCCATTCTGTATCATTAATACATTTTATCTTAATTGTATTACCAATTACACCGGAATTTACTAAGCTGGTATCAGCAGCTAATAATCTGCCGGAAAATGGATTTGTAATTTGCTCTCCACTTGCAGGTGTAATTGTTATTCGATAAGCAGCAAGAACATCAAAAGTAAATTCCATTCCATCTTCAGCGGACGGTAGTGTAAAAACAATTGACTTTTCTGCGCCTTCATTATCAAAACTTTGTCCGCTATCAATATCAGTTAAAGTAACATCATCAGTTTGCCCTCTGTCGCTTTTCGATGCAGTTCTTGTACCGGAAGCTCGAATAGTTGTAGCATCTGTTCCTGACAAAATTTGACATGTCCAAAAACCATCTTCTAAACAAACGACTCTTACAGATGGATAACAAAATGGACTTGATAACGTAATTTTTTTTATACCTGTTGATGCATATATTGGTTCTCTAATAAAATCTGTATCGGCTGCGCTGGTATTAAAGCTTAAATCGTATTGTGCTTTTCTATGAAATGTAAATACCATTCCTCTTTTTGCAATTGGTAATGTTAAAACAATGGCTGCGCTGGCTCCGGAATTGCTAAAGCTTTTTCCTACTTCGCTTGCTAAAATTGTATAATCGGAAGTTTTAGCTTCCTCGATTCGGTTACGTTTCCCAATCTGGGAATAATATCCAAAAGGTGTGGTTTCCATGTTTCCCCCTATGCCTTACGTGCTTTTACAATTACTTGTAAAGAAGATTGATTGGTAACTTCTTTTGCAGCACAAAATGTTTTTGAAGATTGGTTTGTTGCAAAATAAGCAGCTTCATCATCCTTGCTTACATATTCTTTTCTGCTACTGCCATTAATGATGAATCCTGCAATTTCCTGTTGCTGCTTGAAATTATATGCTTCAGGTTCAAATTGTAAATCGTTATCAGGGTCAACTTCCATACCTAATGCTCCATCACCAATGACAAAGATAGAACGGTTAAATTTGTTGTTTGCACCTTCCTGCCCTATTTCTCTCCATCCGTTAACGCCGACAAAATCTCTTCTCGTTGTATTATATGCTCTTGGTAAATGACGGTCAAGCATTAAGAAATGATCGCCATAGATATAACTTTCCGGCATAAATTCTGGATTTTTATATCCCTTTCCGGAAAATGCGTAACGGACTGCTGCTCTAAATTCGGAATTTTGCCAAAGTGTGTTCAATTCTTCTCTGTTCATAACAGTAAGATAAAGGTCTGCTCCTTCATGTTTTACAATTCTTGCGATTTTTCTCGCTTCGCAAAGGTCAGATAATTCATTTAGGAAATAGGGTGAAATTAATTTTAAATTGGAATATCCGGTATAAACATTATCATAAATATTTTGGTCAGTCTTATTATACCCTTCCGTTCCAATCGCTGTAATCTCTCCGGTTAATGCGCTTGGGTCAATTCCATTGTAATACATGTTAGGATGATATTTTGCTACAACTCCAATTCCATTGGGAGAACTTGCAACGCCTGTTGTTACATTGTAACTATGTCCTTCATACAACGCAGAAATCATTTGAGCATTTAAGGTTTTAGCAAACCATCTTCGCAAAGCAGGTAAAGCACGTTTATAATGGTCAAGCATTCGGTCATTACGTACTTTGTCCATAATTCCCTGTTTAGTGTTTGCCACTCCGGAAATCAAATTCACGTAAATTCGTGCGTATTTGTTAACCAAACTTTCGCCTGTTCCTTCCAGGTCTTGGTCTCCAAATTTCGGGTCTTGGGAAAGTTCCATTTCCATTGCCATTAAAGCATGGTCAGAATTTGCCGCAAGCGCATCTTTCATTACATGAACAGCACCCGTTCCAGCTAACTTCTGGTGATATTTAATTTGTCCGTTTGCAGCCTGATAAGCATCAAAATCTACATTTTGAAACCACGCACGGAAAATTAAATTATCTTCCACTTCTTTTTGCAATTTCTTGTTAAGAATTGGAAGATTGGTTAAAAATTCATGGTCTGTCATTTTATTGTTTCTCCTTTACTTTATTTGAATACCCTTTTTTATTAAGATTTCATCAATTTGAGCAGCGGACAAACTTTCTAAAACCTGAGCCTTTTCAGCATAAGTTAATTTATCAACATTGGCAATTTTGCTATCGGAATACTTGCTATCGCCACCAATACTTGTTGTTATCTTTCCAATTGCTGCTGCCATATCTTGACGTGCTTTCATTTCGCCTTGCAAAGACATAGTTGCTCTATACTTTTCGGGACCTACCTCTTTCATTATAGCAGCGTCTATATCGCCATCTTTTAATAAACCATCGCCAAATTTACGTGCAGTTTGCTCAATGTTTTTCCACTCAGAATTAGAAAATTTCATACCGCAAGATTCTTCATAATCTTTTCTCGTTTTAGCAAGCAATATGTCGTTATTCTTTTCATCAAAAGCTGAATTAATTTTTTCTGACATTTTAACATCAGAAATTTTTTCAGATAACTCAGAAAGGTTTTCGTGAAGTTTCTCTTTTTGTTTGCTTAGTTTTTCATAATCTTCTGAATCTAAATCAGCATCAAGTTCTTTAAGTTTTTTTTCAAGTTCCTTGCTTTCTGCCAATAACTTTTTTTGCTCTGCTTTTAAAGTATCGGAAGTAACAGGCTTTTCTTTTCGCAATTGTCCAAGTTCATTACCCTGTTGCCCCAACTTTTTTTCCAAATTGTAAATAGTTCTATGAAGTTCTTCTGGTTTTTTCTCGGAAATGGTTTTGAGAAAATCTTCTGGTAACGGCTCCCCTTCAGAATGAAGCTCCCCGCCTTGCGGACTTCCTGCCGGACCGTCATCGTGAATATTATCATCGCCACCACTGCCGGACGCATCTGCTTCAAATTGCATCCCTCTTTCAAAAAAACGTAGTATTTTAAATTCTTCGCTGTCTCTAAACATATTTTTCCCCTTATTATTTGTACAGACAGGTTGCGACCTGTCTGTTATTTCTACAACTGCGCTGCATTTCGTTTCTCCAACATTCCGGCTACATTTGCCACATTGTTAAATTCTTCCATTCCCTCTTGATAAGCTTGCTGTTCTCGCATTTCTTGTTTCATTTGCTGCATTGCTTCAATTAATTCATGTTTATCTCTTAGCGTACTATTTTTTATCAGCCATTCAAAAGGAAGCATATAAGCAGGATAACCGGATTGTATTAATTGCTGCATCATTGCCATGTTTTCTTCAAACGCTTTTTCTCTGCGGTTAACAGTATTTTCAGCATCATCAAGAAATGCTCTTGCTTTTACTCTGCGAATATCTCGAATCACATCGCCCTGATAATTGAGATTGATTAATTCGTATTGTAATCCGCCTTTTAAGTTTTCCGGTTTTGTTGGTAATACTCTGCTATCTTCAAAATAAACTTGTCCGGCAAGCTCTACAAAATCTCTTGTTAAGTTTTCCCGAACATGAGCAACTATCTCAAAAAATGGATTAGTTGCTGTCATGCTTTGCGTTCTTTTCTTCTCAAATAAAGCTCCACTTTCACCGCTTCTTTCTGTATATCCCTGCATATTTGGCGTTATATTAGAAATGGTATCAATCATTGCTCCATCTTCATTAGCAGATTGCCCCAATATTCCAATAGACTGTCCGGCTCCTACAGGATATTCCCGTGTTGCTTTATTTTTGATGTTCTTATATCTTACGAGTGATTCCGGTTTTCCTTTGCTATTTTCAATGTCTCGAATTGCCTGTGTCTCAAATTCACTTATGTGCCAACTACTACCTAACATTTGAATCATGTAATCAACCATCTGTGATTTTGTTTTGTTAATTCTGTCAGCTACATCCATAAGGATTTTGAATAAACTTCTTTGGTCTTTCTTTGGCATATTCCAATCGAATGAAAACATGGGAAAATAGGAAAGCCTGTCTGTTTTGAAATCAGAAAGTTTTTCATTTATAACAATATCAAAATAAGGAACAGCAGTAGTTGTATAAATTCTATTGTCATTTGCTCTGCGAATAAAATTATATTTTATTTTAGCTTTTTTATATTCTATAATATCCTCTTTAGTTGCCTTAACGTACTCGCCTGTTTCCAGTAAAATCAAATCAGCAAGTACAATTCTTTTTTCTTCAAGTTGCCATACTGCATATCGGTTTCCGTTTTTATAAAGCAAATTCCCATCTGCTCTATCTTTCAAATCAAGCATTTGAGCATTTATTTCTTCCCATTGCTCCGCTTGTTTTTCATCGGCTACATTTCCGAATTTTGTTTCAATCTCATCTAAGGTTAGCCATTCCTCTACCAATATGTATTGACAATCGCTCATATCAAGATTGCGAAAGCTATCAGGAAAAACTAATAAACTATCTAACTGCTTATACTGAAATGCAAGATAGCCGTTTTCATCCATTTCAATAGTACGTTTTATCCAACCGCCTGTATCAAGCACAATTGCGTCAGAAAGTGCTTTTACAAGTTTCCTGTCTAAATCGGAATTTTCACGAACATAATCCCAATTATCACTTAAAAGCTTTACTACTTCCTCATTGCTCTGATAATCGGAAATAATTTTACAGGTGCGCCTGTTAACTTGCTCATGTCCAACTAATGTATTAAGTTTAGAAATCAATATTGGATAAGATAATAATGGTTTAGCATGTTCTTCGGCTGCTGCAATTTGCTCATCGGTATAAGGTTCATTTTGAACGTATTTATAACATTGTTTAGCGTTTTGCCTTGCAATTCCCCACGCTTCCTGAGAAATATCTTTTATCTTACGAAGTTTTTCTACAACTAATTTATTGGTTTCTAATTGCTTTTCTGTCATGCTGCCTTCCAACTCATACTTTTAGTTTTTTGTGTTTCAGCTAATCTGTCTCGCCATCCCTTCTTTTTAGGTTTTTCATTGCTTACAGGTTTCCCAATTAAAACCATAATAAAATATCTGCATTCATCGTAAGGATGGTCGAAAACCGTTGTATCTACATCATTCGGATTTTTTGGAGATTGAGGAAGATTCGGAATACAATCAATTGTTTCTTGGCAACAATCCAGTATTGTCAGTCTCGGTGTTCCTGTTTCTTCTCGTATTCGTAAAGCTTCTGCCATTGCAGCAGCACCCGGCTCACGGTCATTATATCCTTTGGTTAGATAAATTCCTTCATCAAGATATACGTCAGCAAATGTCCAGAAATCACCTTCCGCTTTATCTCTTCGTTGCCAATAACTATTCGGGTCGCCAATATGAAGCTCAAAATCATCCGGTTTCAAATTATAATGTTCAAGTAAAAATTGTTTGGTTCTCTGTGCCTGTTGCTTAATTGTTAGGTTGCTTTCAACAATTTCAGCGAATTTTACTATATCATCGGTATCATCGTTAACAGCATAAAAACCGCAAGCCCAAGCAGAAGTAGAAGCAAATCCATAGTCATTACTGGAAAACAATCGCCAATTGCTCCAATCAAAGTTTTTCTTTTTATTTTCCAATTCACTATGTTTTGTGCATTTGAAAAATTTCATTTCAGATTTTATATGAAGATTATCATCCCACGTGGTAAAAAACTGCCCTTGAAAAACATCCCATCTACCGAAAAGCCACATATCCGTAAGCTTTCCTTTTCCCTTCAGGTTATTCACGTAATTTTTATCACGCATTAAATGAGGATTATCAAAAACCAAAGCAGGAATGTATTGAACTTTTTCACCCTTTTCATTGATAACAGATTCACTTGGATTTAAAGGATAATAACTCATATCCAATTCTTTCACGTAAACAGGTTCTTTTGCTTGGATTGGTGGACAAATATCTACATATTTTTTCTTAACCCAAACATGTCCTCTATTTCCGGGATTGCAGTCATAAATCTTTTTTGCTCGAATGTATGGATGAGCAGAACGGCAACACGCTTCAATTTCTTCAATTTCATCTCTGTCAAATTGCGTTAACTCGCCTACATACAAATAATGATAATTAGGACCTTGAAAAAAATCTCTGTCCTTTTTCTGTCCTAATTGATGAAGATGAACTTCCGCTCCGCTTGGGAAAACCCATTTCAGTTTACTATCAATCCATGTTGCGCCAAATCCTTTATAGGTTTTATTCTGTTCTTCTAAAGTGTTACTTCGCAAAGCAGGTTCCGTTTTTCTAACGCATATTGCCCTGAACTCTAGATAATCCATTGTGTATTTAAAATAATAAGTTTTATCGTAATCATTTGGAAAGTCATCGGTACAACGATAACCTCGCACATCAATTTTTCGATTGCGAACTTCTTCTTCCGTGTACCACTCTACAATATCAAGAATCACTTTTACGGAATCAACAAAAGTTTTTCCTCCACCTCTTGCACCGCCATAAAGCATAATATCAGCATCGCAAGTCATTAAAAACTGTTGCTTTTCCGTTAATTCTAATTCCATCTTATTCATCTCCTTACAATTACAAGATAAAAGTTAGCCATTGGCTAATTTCACGTCAATAAGAAAAAACCTTTTTTGTACCAAACATGATACAATTTTATCTTTGTTTGTTCGGAAATGGTACAACTTTTGGAGAAATCATAAAAAATTTTTTTTCAAAAAATAGCATGGAAAAATTATTAAAATTTTCCTTGAAAGATACGTTTCCCCTTCAACTTGGCTCTGGAGTTTTTTTACCACCGCACGTGCTATATTAATAAATGACCACCCCGCCCCCCAAACATGCCCTCGCCTTTTTCAAAAATGAGCGCACACAAAACCTAAAAAATTGCGAAAAACTATAAAACTGTAAAAATGTAAAAATCTGCTAAATTGTCTCGTTATGTTGCGAAAATTCCTGTTTCTCTAAATATATAACTCCCTGAATCTTTAAAAATGCGCATTAATAAAGGATTGAGAGTAATAACCGGAACGTAACAAAAGAGGTATTGTGTTGCGTTACTACTTTTTTTTCTGTGTAGGATGCTGCATTGGAACCGGTGGAGTGTAGGAGATTTTCTTTTCTATGTTCTGTGTAGATTTTCCGGTCAACAATCTTTGGATTGGAAAAACAGTCTTGATATAATCTAACATGTCTCTGGTGGACATTTTCGGCAATCTTGTATAAAGCTCTTCTATTGCAAGCAATATTCCTGCTTGCATTTTCTGAGCGATAATATTAGGCAATTGGTCGCCGAGTGCGTTTCCCGACTCCATAATTTCATCTCTTCTTTGCCACCAGTCACGAAGAGTCGTTTTCGGTATATTCAAGATGTTAGACCATTGCGTATATTTTGGCGTCAATTCATCGCCGAAAATCCTTGCATCGTACGCCATTAGCTCAACTGCCAGCTTCTGGTCTATAGAGCTATAGTTAACAGTGTTCACTTGCTTAACGTCAAGCAAATCATTTTTGCTATTAGCTAAAGTGGACGTTTTCAAGGACTTACGCAATTACCTTTCTCCTTTGTCAAATAAAAATCACCAAAATTACTTAACATTCCGAAACACAACGGAATCACACGTACACGGAAAAATATATATGGAATGCTTGTCAAGTAGATTTTAGCTTGCCGCTAATTTGTATCAATTTCGCACACCTGACAAAAAGAATATCTATTTATTTTGCCATCAAAAAGTTGTACCGCTTTTGGTACAGGTTACAAATGCAACTTAAAAAAAATGTTGTTGCAGTTCGTCAAAAAATGACGTAAATAAAACCAAAATTTCCCTTCAAAAATGACAAAAAAATAGGTCCTGCAAAAAAAAATTATTGTCGGAAACTCCCTTCAACAAAGGATTTTCAAAAAAGTTTCGTAAAAAGATAAAAAAATAATTTGACAACGTAACCCCCTTTCGTTAAATTGTATTTCGTATAGAGTGAATAAAAAAGTGAAACGAAAAAAATACCGCTGAAGCTGCTGGATGCGGAAGTAAACTTGCAGCTAAATATTGGAGGAAAAATGGAAACAAAAAAAGAACAACTCGAAACAATTCACAATAGCTTGGTAAATGGGCAAAGAAAGCAAATGAAATCTCAGATTGATGAATATGGTCTTTATGATTTTTTTGAAGACTATAAAGAGTATCTATTAGAAATGTATGACTCAATTAAAACAGTTTTCGAATATTTTTCTGACGCTGTTATTTCTTATCATAGAATAGCAAATAAATAAACGGCGGTGTAAAATGGATTATCAAAAAGAATTACAAGAAGCAAGAGAATTTGCAAAGAAAAAGGGAATGATTAACGGTTATTTTCCGGTTATTACTGAAGGATGGCAAAACAAGAAACTTGTAAACATTTCTATTCATTTTGAAACATACGCACATGTGGGACAAATTATTGACTGCGGAAACGGATATGTTCAGAAAATTATAGAAATACCGGAGGTGTAAGATGAAAACTTTTAAAGTTGGTCAAATTGTAAGAGTAAAAAAGCATGGATGGATTATGATAATAGTTGCAATAGAAGAAAATATGATTTTTTTAGAGAATCTCAAATATGGTGGAAATGTGGGAAGTTATTTTATTGATGATTTGGAAGCGGTAAAAAGACAACAAATGACATTGTCCGAATTAAGCGGGATTTTAATTCAAAAAGGATTTGCAGATATTTTTGACGGAGATGTCGAATCAGATTGTTTAGATATAGCTAATATGAAAGGCTCTTGGGCAGATAGAGAAGGGAATGAAATAATCTATTTTGATATAATTAAAATAGACAATAAATATGACCATTTGGAAACAATTATAGAAGTAGAGGAAGTGTAAGATGAAAATTACAAAAAAAATTCAAAAAAAATTAAAGGGATTAACTTTTTGCGAAATTGAAGTTATGTCTGTTAAAACTGAATTGACGACAATTCCTTTTGTGAATTGCCCAAAAATATTTGATGATGTATTAGTTGAAAATCTTCAATGCTTCGATGGCGGGAGCATTGAAATTAACGGCATCAAGAAAAAAATTATTGTTGCCGTAATGCTTGAAGAGGTGTAAGATGAAAATTACAATAACAAGAGGAGAAGGTATTTCTCGACTATGTGGAATAGAAAAGAATTTCAAAACTTTTAAAGATGCAAGCAATTGGTTAGTTTCTCAATCTGATACTTTCCCGAAACTTGGATATGACAAGCATGATTTTTCTGTAACGTTCGATGATGAAAACAGTTATTCAGGGCGACTTGATTGTAAACATCACAGTAAAGAAAATAATGACCTTGATGTAAAAGAACATGTAATTAGACAATTAAAATTTTGGTTAGGTGAAAACATGGGAGCATTTAAAAACAGAACTGAATACGAAATGTATTTAGAAAAAAATATTTCAAAAGAAGAAAAAGAAGAATGTAAAATTCTTTTAAAATTAGTGGAGGAATCAGAATGACAAAATCAAAAAAAACACTGATTGACTTGGAATTTTTCAGGGAAGCAGGAAGCAAAGGCGGCAGAAAATCCCGCCGAAAGCTTACACCAGAGCAAGCAAGAGAACTCGGCAGACGTTCAGCAGAAGCTCGTAAGCGAAAAAAAAAGGAGGCTGAGAATGCAAACAGTCAGCCCGATTCGCAATAAAGCAAAGATAAAGGCAATGGCAAATTACCTTGCCGGAGCCGATACAACCGGAAGAAATGCGGTTTTGTTCCGTTTTGGTATTAGTACAGCTTTGAGAATTTCAGATATATTGAGACTAAAGCACGATGACCTTTTCATCCTTGATTATCGTTTCCGGGAATATCTATCGGTTGTAGAAAGCAAAACAAAAAAGAAAAAAAAAGGTGATACAAAAATTAAGCTCCCCGAAAAGCTTCGGGAAGAGATAAAAAACTACTGCAAAAATAATAATATCGAGAAAGGAGATTGGATATTCCCCAGCCACAAAAACAAGAAGGAACATCTGGACCGTACAAATTGCTGGAGATTTCTGAAGGAAGCTGCCGAAGCGGTAGGAATAGAAAAAGTTGGTTGCCATACCTTACGCAAAACTTTCGGCTATCATTACTATAAGCAAACAAAAGATATTTATACTTTGATGAAAATGCTAAACCATAGCGACCAAGAAGTAACCATGAGATACATTGGAACCCGCGAAGAAGAAAAAGGGAAAGTGTATCAAGTCATGGAGGATTTGTACGAAATATAATAGTAATTAGTTTATAGCCGTCTGCAATTAGCCAGACGGCTATTTTTTTTTCCTTTGTTTCCATCCAATTTTTCGCTGCAAGTTCGGCAATTTATCTATGTTCAGCATATCGGAGCTTTTTTTCATGATATGCGAAACGCTGCGATGCGCTTCTTCAACCTGCTCATCAATAACCCCGATGTAAATAAGAGTATCTCTCATATTTGTATGATTAAATGCTCTCTGGATAATGAGAATATCTATTCCATAGGTATAATAAGCATGATATCCCCATGTTTTTCGTGGTGTATGCGCTCCAATATTTTCTACAATTCCGGCTTTCTTTCCGTATTCGTGGAAGCACATATAAACATACTGCCGAGTCCATGCTTGGTTGCGTCCTCGCTGCTTATTAGAATTGCTACGAAAAATAAATGTACTCATTCCCGGATTGTATTTGTGATAATAGTTCAGCAAGATTTTTGCTAACTCATCGGTCATCGGAATACGTTTTTTTCGCTTGCTTTTGGCAATTTTTTTTTCTTGCAATATTAATCGTGGAAGCGGTTGACCGTCATCATCCATCACATCTCGCCAACGCAACAAAAGAACATCGCTGACTCTAAGATTAGTATGGAACATGAATTGAAACGCCATCAATTCCCGAAACTTGCCATCATTTACAAGTAATTGCTGAAACAATTCTAATTTTTTTCTATCTCGAATAGGTTCACTTTTCATTTATTCCCTTTTTATAACACCTTCTCCACCACTCGCAAATCTGCACCCGATGACCTTGATTTGCTCATCTTTTATCATCTCACTAGTCGCAGCAGGAGTTTGAGCAAGCTCAAATCCACTACTCATGGTGAGATGACGTGGCACGCCGGCTTTATATACAGTTTTGCCAGCATAAAACTTAGCTGTCTTTACGCTTAAAATATTCATCTTTATCTATAACAAGCAGTATTGGTATTTTGGATTTTTCTATTGTAATTTTTTGGAAAGTTTCTCGGTCAATCCCAATTGATATTTTAGCATTTGTTTTGTTCATATCCCCACCAACAACCTGATTGAACACTCCAACCATTTGGGTTTCATTTTCAATATCAGCTACATTAATATCGTCTAATATTTGGAAAAGTCTTTTACTCATATTCATCTCCTTTTGTCGTTCTATGCTGACCAAAACTATATATAACAGCCGTGTCAGCAATCTCGGCTCTCACACACTTACAGCGTTGATTCGTACCGAATCTTCCGCTGCACACGGGGAACATTATATACAATTTAACTTTATAAAAGTTTAGGATTGTCATAAATATTACCAATAACTTCCCAAAAATCTTCATGGTAGAGTTCAGTCCAAGATTCCCAATCATTTCTTTGTAAATACCATCCAACATTCATTCCAAGACAATCATCCATTCCATTACAATATGTAACAGAAAAGTTTTCCATACCAGATAATATATCTCCCTCATAAATCTCTTTTCCTTTTTTATCATAAAGTCCAGTAAATTGAAGTAAAATTATTTTCTGAAATCTAACTGGAACAAATGTTTTTATACATCCGCAACTAATACCATCAATTTTTCCTCTAATAAGTTTTAGTTCTCCATTTTCAAAAACTAATTCAGTTACTTCCCACATTTTATTCAAATGTTTATCCCATGCTTTATATTTTATCTTTCTCATTTCTTCCTCATACAAACAATTCCTGTACTTCTTGTTTCGGTTCATTTTCTTCGATTATCCTACGTAAAAAATCCATTCCGGAATCAGTAACAACAGTTTTAAAATAGCTGTTTTTAATCCCGTTCCGATAGAATGTTTCTCGAATCAATTCAAAATATCCTCTATCTACGTATTTCTGGTAAACTACATTTTTACTGTTCAAAATTTGCCTTTCTCTCAGTAATTTAAAAAGCTTATTCCTTCCAATGCTCTCGGAAAGAGATTTTGCAGCTTCATCCATATTAATGAGTTTTCCTGCCATGTTCCACCCCGATTAATCCAATTCCGGTAATCGCTTCGTTAATGTTAGAAATTACTGCCCTGATTTCTGCTATTTGCTCATAATATCCCTGCCTTTCTTCTCCTTTTGAAAATAACAAAATCTTATACAAAGATTCTAAACTCAAAATCTGGCAATTATACTCTGTGAAAAGTGCATCCAGTTTTTCCAATTCCGTTACCATTTCAGTCATTTTTCTTCCTCCTATTTTTATTAAAAAAAAACTCTCTCACGTGTATGTAGGTATGTTTTTTTACTGTCTTATAGTCTTTTAGTTTGTAAAATCCTGTAAAACAATAAAATACATTAAGACTTTGTCCAAAGACAAAAGACAGTTTTTTGTAAATGCTTATAAAATAATAAATTACAGAATTTAAAATTATTTGACTTCTAACAAGTGTCTTAGCTGTCTTGTAAATTGTCTTGAATAATATATATATTAATATAGTATAAGTTATTGTTATTAAGGATATTATAAGAATTAGACAGTAATAAAAAGACAGTAAGACAGTTTTTTTGTAAAAAAATAGGTTCGCCACGAGAAACAAGTTTTTTTTCAGATATTCCCTTAATGCGTGTGTGCGTGTGTGCGTACCTAAAGCATTGAAAGTGAAATGTCTTGACTTTACTGATTGTCTAATATTTTTAAGTTTCATTTTTCCTCATTTTTAGCAAACAGCTAATTTTTTAAGCAAAAAAAGAGGAATAAAAAGGCAATATTTTGCCATTTTTAACTGTCTTGATTTTTCAGAAATCTTCATTTTTTTAGCAAAATTCTCTGTTTTTTGCTCATTTTTTGTCTTTTTTGAGTCTTTTTTCTCAAAAAAACGGTCTTTTTTTTCGGGATTTTTAAAATAATTTTCAAAAATTGGTTGTTTTTTACTCATTGCTTGCCTCCGCTTTTTTAATTGCCATAAAAATTTGATAAGCCACTTGTGGAACAATTGCATTTCCCAAAGATTTTATTCTTTCGCTTCGGTGTTTTGCTTTGGTGATCTTATATCCGTCCAATTCAACGGAAACCCCATCATCCATTCCACAAAGTTCGGTTGCAACCTCAATCCAGTTTTTATGCCAATTTGTTTCATAAAAACATCGTCTAAATGATACTTTTTCTCTCTCATATCCCAATTGATTCTCTCTGATAAGTTTTTTGAAGTATTTAGTGTTGGAGTTGGAAGCAATGAAATTGCATCCTTTAATTTTATTCCGTATCGAGTACCGCCTTTGTTTTTGCGTGAAAAACTTTGACCGTTTAATTCTGCATTTTTTACCGTTCCACCTTCTAAATCGCAAGCTCTTGGTGTAGGTAATACTGCATTTATTGCTGTTATCAATCCGTCTCCGCTCGTTTTGCTTAATCCTTTCCTGTTGTAATTCCCGTTCACTGTTACAGTAGGCAACAATCCAGATTCGGTGTCTTTTGTGGGGGGCATTGACGGCAATAGCCGGAATATCAAACGATTCCATTTCGTATCCTTTACCTTCCAAGTCAGAAAGCACCTGCTCGAAAACCAATCCTTGCTCGATAGTAAGTAATCCCTGAACATTTTCAATAACAATCCATTTTGGTTTAATTTCTGAGATAACTCTATCCATTTCTTGCCAGAGGAAGCGGTCATCTTTTTTGCCTTTTCGCTTCCCGGCAACACTAAATGGCTGGCATGGGAATCCTCCTGAAAGAATGTCAATTGCTCCTCTGTATTTTCTTCCATTGAATTTTTTAATGTCATAATATCTCCTTACATTTGGAAAGTTTTTTTTTAAAACTTTATCGCAAAATTCATCTATTTCTACGGAAAATATATTTTCAAATCCACACCATTCCGCTGCTAAATCAAATCCACCAATTCCGCTAAATAATGAAGCGTGTTTCATTCCATTTCCTTTTCCACTAACGTCAGTTGCATGAAATTCATTTTTGTTGAAGTCGTGCCATCGTATTTATTCAATATTTCCCTGTAAATTTTATCAGAGACGTTCTTATTTGTTTTTTTTGTATGAATACTCTTAATTAAGTTTTTCGTGTCCAGAATCGAATATTTGAGAAATGTATGTTTAAAGATTTTGCAAAATTCACGATAACCAGAAATTAAATCTTCTAAATCAAAAGTAGTTTCATAAAATTCTTCCATATCGCTATGAGCTTTCCAGATTGCTTTTAATTCTTCCGGTTGGAATGTTTCAAGAAATTGAAAAAAATAAGGTTTATCATATTCGTGGATGAACGAAAATGATTGTTTGATAATTTCTTCTTCGCTATCTAAAGCTTTTAATGTTGGTTTATTGTTGAATGTCAGCTTTTGCATCTTATCGCTTTTTTGTATTCGTACATTAAACGGCTTCTATCTTTTTGCAAATGTTGGTTATCCATCAATGGCGTACTTTCACAAAATAGAAAGTGAGCTATAAGGTTTTCAGACGCTTCAATAATTTTATCAATACGTGTTTGGTCAATTAAAATTCCTATTGATTTTTTGTATTCATTTTCTATGTCTTTTTTTAGCTGTTCTCTATATTTGCTAACAGCTATACTAAACAACTGTTCCAATTCTAATAAATTATTTTTATCATATATTTCCAGAAAAGTTTTTATTAAAAATTCGTTAGAATCAAATAAAATTGTAGTTGTTGTTTTATCTAAAAAAAACAAAAAATGATTAAGCAGTCTTTTTACTTGTAAATTATCTGGTTTCGTTTTTTTATCTATTTCCGCTTGTTTCTGTGCTGTTATTTCATCATAATCTTTGTAATCAATCTTCATATCACCCTCTATTCTGGAAGCTGTGCCACCAATTTTGCACGACTTCCTTCATTTGTTCCGGCATTTTGTTTACATCCAAAGTTATTCCCCTTCGTTGCTGTCCTTGCAATGTTGCTCTGTCGTTTCCAATCCAGAAACCGCAGGAATGTTTTTCCATGTAACTTTTCAAAGCATTCCGGGAAATGTACTGAGAAAGTCCGCTTCGTTTTGTATTTATCATCCAATCAGTATAAAGTTTTTGATACCAAAGGAAAACTCTGTTTTCATCAAAGAAGTGAATCACTTCATCCAGATTGAAAGTAACAATATCAATATCTTCAAAAAATTTGAATAAAATGTCTTCGGCTTCTTTTGCTTCGCTTTCTTTGATGATATGGTCAACCACATAATCAACAAACTCATCTTTGTATTGAAGTTCATCGAAAACAAAGAATCCGGTTGCTATTGTTGCATGATTAGTTACTGCTCGTCTGTCAATTTGTCGTTTTTTCCCTTTTTCTTCAATTTTTTCATTAATACTTTTTACAAGGTTATCGTAGGTATCAAGAAAGTTCTTAATCGTTTTTTCGTTTTTTTTCTTAATAAGATATAAAAAAATACTTGATAAATTCTTGCTGTTTTCTTCTAACCAAAAATAAGCTATCGTTGCAGTGGGAGTAGGTTTCACCTTTTGTATTACTACCGTTCTGGACCTGAATGCTTTATGCTCGGAAACATCTTCTCCCGTGAGAAACATTGCTCCGTTTACCTCGAAACTGTCTCTTGCTGAAAGTGTTCCTTTGCTCTCTCCGGCTCGTGTCCACAAATTTTTAAGAAGATTTTCTTTTTTTTGTGTTTGATGCGATTTATTTTGTTCATTTTTAAATTCATCAAACCAGACAATAAGAGAAGAAACATATTCCATCATTTTTGACATTGAATTTACAGTTGATTCCCAGCTTTCACCCATTTGGGTAAAGCCAAATATATTTGCAAGCAAACGAATAGCAAAAGATTTTCCGCTTTCACTTTCTCCCCAAACTGCCATATATGGAAAGGCGTGTGTATGCTTTACTATCTCATCCAGATAAATACAGGCTCCTACAAATCCTAATACAAAAAATCCTGCATAAGATTTATAGGGAATACTTTGTTCTTTTCGATGGTCAAACATACTCCAAAAATTTAATATTACTTCATTAATCCATTTTTTGGTTGGTTTAAAATGTAAATTTAGATTTGGTGTATCACCGGAATAAATTCTTACTCCCTGAGACTGAAAACCTATTTTCCCGACTTTAATAATTCCGTTTTCATCCGGTTCATATACTTTGTCATGCTGAACAGCGCAATTATTGAATAGCCATATTTGATGTTCTCGAATCCAACCGTATCTTTGGAAATAACAAACTATCGAATCAATTTTTGCCGAATCTTCTTCTAATTTCAAGCATTCAAGTAAATCATTATCTCTGCCATAGAAATAGCATCCTTCATGATGTCCTGAACACACTTCATTCAGTTTTCTTGTAGTGATTCTATCCTGTGGGTAAAGCTCCAATGGTTTTGATTTCAGTCCTTTGGAATTTGTGAGAATTACATTGTAAACCACCTGCCGTTTATCTCGAATTTCCATTTCTATTTTCCCAATTATATCAATCGTATAATCAGATAATTTCATTTTGTTTTGTCCGTCATCCTTCCAATACTGATGATTCTTTTCCCAACGAAAAATAGTTTTTTTCTCTTCCGGTTCTTCTTCCGGTTCAGCGGATAGTACCAATCCCATTCTTTTCATTACAAGAGCTTTTATTTGCCGGTTTGTTTGTCCTACTTTCTTGGCAAGCTTATCTATGTAAGAATTTTTAATTATTTCTTCCTGCTCCTTGCAAATCAAATCAATCAAAGGGTCATAGTAACCCATTGCAACGTGTGGATTGTTTTGTTGTATCTCATCAAAATCTTTTGGCAGAGAATCAATCAAAAAATAAAGAATATTAGTTGCATTTTCTATAATGGATAAAATGCTTTCCGGTTCTGCTTTTTTTAGAAAATCGTCAATATCGCCTTTATCAAAATCCCAAAGTAATTTCCGAATATCCGCTTTGTTAAGTAATAAGTTAACTATTTTTTTTGTATATTTCTCGCCCTGTGTGTCCGGGTCAAATGCAAGATAAATAATTTTCCGTTTATGATTGCACAAATCGTCAATGAAACTTAATTGTTTTTCAGATATACTACCCAATATCGCAACTGGTGGTACAAAAGAATTTTCCAAAGCAGTTCTCTTTTTTTGTAATTTCTTTTTTTTAATATCATCTTGGCAATCCTTTATTTCAAGTGTTAATTTTTTTAATATTTCTTGATATGCTTGTAATATGGAAATTCTATCTTCAGGACCTTCAACTAAAATGAAGCTATCTTTATATAGTCCGTCCTGTCCGTAAAAAAGAGCATCATTAAGTTTATTAGAAGAAACTAATTGATAATCTTTTCTTTCTTTTTTCTCTACAAAATAATCTTTAATTTGAAAATCAGAAATTACTTTTCTAACCGCTACCGGATATACAAATTTGTTCTCTGAAATAAAATCAAATATTTTCCCGTTATCGTTTTTCCGGCACAAACCGCTTTCTAAAATAGTATTTTCATCATAACCAAGAGAAATAAGATAATTATGAAGTTTACCGTCTGCTAATCCATACATAACTTTTTTCATAGTGTCGCTGGTTCTTGCCCGGTGGTTAGATATTATTTTTACAGCTTCAGGATTCTTTTTGAAATTCTCATGATAATATTTTGCAGTTTTAAAAAAAATCTTTTCAATTTTCTGTTTTTGTTCATACCAATCTTTATTTGCATTGGAATTTGAAAGTTCTACTCCGGATTTTTTTGCCAATTGTTTCAATGCAGATAAGAAATCTAATTCTTCTCGTTTCATAACATAATCTATTATATTTCCTCTTTCACTGCATTGGTAACAATGAAATTGTTTTTTTTCTGGATAAATGGTAAAACAGTCATGTCCTTTGCATAGCGGACATATTTCACCACGAAAGGTATTGCTTCCAACTTTCTTGCATTGTATTTCTTCGCTTATATAATGAAGAATATCAATTCTATCTATAATAACTTCTTTATCGTTCATGTTTCCACTCTTTCAGTAAAATTCTTTCTTCGCCTTTTTCATAATATTCACAAAATTCTATGTCGGTACACTTTATCATATTTCCTGTTTTCTTTCCTGGAATACGGAAGGTATCTTTATCGTCCTTATTTCGATAAACTTTGATTTTTTCTCCAATCTTAAACAAGGCAACATCAAAGCCTTTATTGAAAAAATGGTTTTTCATTTTAATAATGTACATTAAATCAGATTTTCTAAGATATTTCCTATTCGGAGGATAATCTTTTAGAAAATCTATGCTGCAAATACATTTATATCGTGGAAATAACATTCTTACTCCTTATATTATGTTAGCAGGGCGCAAAGAACTGAACCTACATAGGCTGTAGATAGCCTGTAAATGAGTTAACAATTTTACCTTTTTCATTTTTTGTAAAACCCTGCATGATTTTCATTTTATCTCTTTTCTATAACACCCCGTCCACGTCCGGTAGGCGTGGGACATAGGCGTTATCTCGCATTTTGCAATAGCAGAATTTATTCATATTCCCATCCTAAAATAAACATCATTACAAATGATGATAATTGTATTGCCAATAATATTCCACCAAGCCAAACTATATGCAATATCGAAGAACATAATATTACAGGTATAACTCCTCCAATTGCAATCCATCTAAATATCTCTTTGAATCTCTTTAATCTTTTCATCTTATTCTCCTTTAAATTTTCATCCAGCTATTACTAAAATGCAAGATAACAAGCGTATCATTGCTAATGCACCGCATACACGGGACATTAGGTGCAATAAAATAAAAAAATCTCACCGCACCGTTGTTTTTTCAAAACTGTTAGATAATCCATTCTATTGTTGGCTTACCTTTATACCCACGTTCCCATACAAACCAAGCAAACGGTATCATTCCACCGCCTTTGTGAGTTCCTGCGTGTTTCCCAAAACCTACCCTTCTACTAAATTGATAAACTGTTTTTAATGGAAATTCTTTGTCTTGGAACATTTCATATCTTCCAACTCCCTCTAAAAATGAAGTTCTTAAAAACATTGCTATTTTATCCTTTGCATAAATTTTGGCTTGCAAAACAAATTCAAGCGACAAATTAAATGGTGGGTTTGTTATTATATTTCGGTACATAACAAAACCCTTCTTCCAAAATCCTTTATCATCTAAAAAATCAAAACCGTCAACACCATACCCATAATTTCCAATATCAGAAGAATAAACCTTATACCCATTATTTTCTAATACTTTACTCATATCGCCAGTACCACATGCACACTCCCAAACATCACCTGTAAAAGTTTCACGTTTTAATAGTGCTTCGGTTACGTATGGTGGTGTTGGATAAAAATCCATTTTAGTTCTACCTTTTTCACTGTTATCTCCTGCTAATTTTTGAGCAGTATTATTTTTTTTCATATTTTTTGTCTCCAAATTTTTTTGTGTGGCTCATAATTTTATTTCCGGTTGTTGATTAGGTGATGTATCTTCTTTTTGGTTTTTTCCAATGAAATAGCTTTGTGTAATGGCTAATTGTACGTCAGGATTGTTTTCGTATTTTTCTAATAACTTATTTATTTTATCTGGTAATTCTGACATTATTTCTTTCCTTATTCTTGTTTTTTAAGTTTTTGTTCGTTTTGTTCGTATTTTTAGCGAACATTTAAACTTGTAAAACTATTAATAGGAAAGATTTGCGTATGAAAGAATTTCAAATATAAAGAATATATATTATCATTGGTTGATTTTGCTATATTCTTTATCTGCAAATCTTTTCCTGTTTTTGTTAACCACTCATGCAAAAAGCTTTTGTAATGCTCGTTGCGGAGAATTTCGATAATAGCTATTATGATTTTGTTCTTTTTCAAAAAGAATAAAAAAGAAGTTTGTTCGTTTTTCATTTCATCACTTTCCTGCGAAAATCATAATCATTGAGTTTTGCCCCTTCCCTATCCATTTCTACAGAATGCAGTAACCATTTTTTCTGTGTGTCTGCTCGGAAAAAATGAATAATAAAGTTTTCGATTTTAATATAGCTTTTCCATTGATTTGTTTTCTCGTCATAGCTTCGGTTCGATGAGATTATGTCCCGGAATCGTGATAACGAAAATTTAAAGTTTCCAATTTCAGCAAATTCATTATAAACATCTTCCAGATATTGATATTTTGGTTTTTCAGAGACTTTCTTAAACAATTCAAGTTTTTCTATGAATTTCAAAAAAAAGTCGCTCATAGTATCTAATTTTTGCTCCAGAAGGTCAATTTTATGGAATAATGCTGTTTCTTTTAGCTTTTGAAGGACTGAATTTTTGAAAGCAATGTATTCCTGCAATTTCTCAAAGGAAATTGTGGAATATTTAAAATCAGCGTAATCTTCTTCAGAGATTGGCAAATTTCCCATGAGAAAATCTGTTCTTAATTCAATTTCATCAAAAGGCAATTCACTAAGATAAATATCATGTTTATAGCCTTTAATCTGCCAAAAATCACCTGATTTAATTACTTTTAAAAACATTGCTTTCCCCTATTCCGTACGGACAACTCGTGAGTTGTCCGGTATTCTTCTTCTAATAAATTAGCATCAATCAAATTCATAATTCCAATAACGCCAAAATAAAGAAGAACTAATAAAACTCTGATTATCTTTTTCATTTTTTCCACATCACACATTCATCTTTAGTGGAATCCACATCAGCATGAATCCCGTTATGGTCATTATAAATGCCAATTCTTAAAAATCCGGCTACAAACAAACCTCTTAGAATCCAAAATCTTTGTGTTGAATTAGCAATTTTTATGTCAGCAGCAGTACATTCCACTTTATCATCTGCAATGTGCGATGAACTTATGGACCCACCTATTTCATGATTGTGGTGTAAGCATCGGCAACCGCTTTCAATGATGATAGGAATCCTCTTTCCGGTTGCTTGTTTCGTGTAATCACTGCATATTTGCAGTTTTTGGATAAGAAATTCGCTAACGTTTACCTGTCCGCAGCCACATTTACAAGCAAATTCTTCTTCGCTAAAATTCTGGTATTTACTCCAATCTTTTACCATTATACCCTCCTTAAAATGGCACACAATGAGTTTTTGGCTCATCTTTACCAATACTTAATCTTACACCCATCATGTTTGAGTGAAATATGTTTAATATTTTTTTCTTAAACCTTCTTTTTACAGTCATGTAATCGGATAATGTAATTGTGTTTGTTTCATTCTGTACACCTTCGCAAATAATTTCTAAAGAATCAAGATAGCCCTTTGAGCCGTGAAACAATACGCTAAATTTGTTTCCTGTAGTTCTATAGCCTAATGTTACAATCAGCGGAATAAAATCGAATAAATTATCCAAGCTAAATTTTGCTATTATTTGTTCTTTTTCTTCTTTCATTATTCCCTCACTTCTTCATTCCCCTCTTGCAGAGGTTCGGTGTTTTCTTCAAACATCTTCAATCTTTCATCAATCCAGCTTTGATAAATTTCTCTATCTTTGATTTCCTGTCCGTGAGCATCATAAGGAATTGCTACTTCATCAAAAACACCTCTGGTTACTAATACAGAATCGGAATAATGTGGAACATCTACGTCATTAGGACCGAAAGCAGTTGTATATTCGATTGTTTTTCCATCTACTTTTACAAATTTTCGGTAGTAAACTCCATATTTTTTTACGTTGTGTTTCTGCATGTTAGCTTTTTCCATAGGTGAGAAGAAATAAAATTTTGTATGTTTCTGCTTTTGAATTTCCAACATTTGCTTTAATTCGCTCTCAAGGTTTTTAATCTCTGCTGTTTTCTCCATAAGATTTTGTGAGAGTTTTTGCTTTTCGATTGCTAATTCGTTGTTTTTTGTAGTTAGTTCGTTAATTTTATCAAAATATGTTTGGTTTGATATTTCTAACTCGTCAATTCTTTCTTTTCTAAATTTAGCAATCGAAA